ATATACACTTCCCGTGGAGTCACAAAAGATTATGTTACAAATGTCGAAGGTGTGGATGCTTTGTCTCGCATCAAAGCCCTTAGACCTGTTGATTTCTATTTCAATAACAAGATCGAACCCGACAACGACATGGCAAGGTTGCAGAAGCAGCGTGGTTTTATTGCGGAAGAACTGGCGGCAGTAGACCACAGCTATGCTGCTTGGGGATGGCTTGATGCTGACGGTGATACCATAGGAGATCCCGAAGCGGAAGATCTGACTCTGGATGACGCAGTGCCCATCGGATTCCAGATGCACTCTATTCTGTCTGACTCTGTAGGGGCTATGCAGCAACTATCAAGTCAATTCGATTCAAGCGCTGTGTCTACTACTGGTAATGCTGCTGTGTATATGAAAGCTGGCACTGGTAACGGCCTTCAAGTGCATATATCTGGAGATGTTTTAACGAGTTCTTCCACAAGGACTGCTTTGACTGATAATATTGTAGCCCTGGATCCAACTGAGTCATTGAGTAAAATTATGGGATTGCGTCCTGTTTCGTTTACGTATAGGCCGGAACATATTGGTGATGGTGATGATTCTTCTGTTACGACACATAAGCAATATGGATTATTGGCAGAGGAAGCGTATGCGGTAGATCCTTGGTTGGCAACATTCGGGTGGGTTGATCCTGATGATGTGGGTAAGCATACTTCTCGGATTGGGAATACTTTAGATTCAGATGATGCAGTACCTGTTGATATATCTGTTCGTGCTATAGTGGCTCAAGTGGTTGCTGCAACGCAAAGTGTTAATCAAAAATCTATTGATTCGTTGGGGTTGGCTCAAAATGCTATAGATTATTGTAACGATTTTGATGCTAAGTATTTGGCCAAGCTTCCAGCGTCGCAGGCCGAGACTGCTTTGATCAATGATTTAGTTACAAGATTAGAGGCTGCAGAGGCTAAAATAGCAGCTTTGGAAGCCTAATAGTGGTATAATGGAGGTACAATGGCTGATTACACTAATTACGATTTGATAAGCTGGTCCTTGGGGACGCCTATAACTGCAGGTAGATTGCAGCAAGTGTCAACAAATATTTCCGAGGTCAAATCCGCAACAGATAAATACGCCAAGGGCGTACTGATTTTTGAAGAGTTTACTGCACCTGTTGGTACGGTAGTGGCAGCAGACGGTGTGCTTCATACTGGTTTGACTAATACTGTTTCAACTATTGCAAATCTTAATAATGGTAGTGCCGGAGATCAGCGTATCACTTTAGAAGCTGCTAGGCGATATAAAGTATCATTGACACTCCCTGATCTCACTATAGGTGCCGGTCACGCAGGGAGTTACTTTCTGATAGAGATAGCCAAGACAAAAGTTTCAACTACTACAGTGATTGGTAGATTCGATGTTATGACATCTAGTTCTACTGCAACAACGAGATTTTTTGGTGGTGGAACGTATTCAACTATTATAGATACTGGTGCTGGGGATACGACTCCCCATGAATTTAAAGCTACAGTTGTGCATAATGGTAGAGATGCAGGGAGCGCTACAGCGTATGCTGTTACAGCAACTGCAACGTCGCCGTTACAATTTTGGGTGGAAGATGTCGGAGCCTCAGCGTAGAACGCTAGTGTCCCGTCGTAAAGACTTGAAGTGGGGCAGAAGCGCGCGCGAAGGTAAAGGTAATAGTAACTGGCATGGCGGGAAGTATTTTGATGATAAAGGATATGTGAGAGTTAGAATGACTCAACATCCTTACCAAGTGCATGGCTATGTTTACGAGCATAGGCTTGTTATGGAGCTTCTTTTAGGTCGCTATCTAAGATCTTGGGAATCATGTCATCATATAAATGAAGTAAAGGCAGATAACCGAGCAGAGAATATATATTTATGCTCTGTATCTGAACATAGCACAATTCACCGTGAAGGACATACTCACACAATGGAGCATAAAGACTACATGAGAAAAAAAATGAAAGGCAAAACGTCGAAAAACTTTAAAGGAAAATCTAAAAATATAATCAAGATGCGCGACGCGACCTCCGATGAGTGATACCATGTACTCATTCAAGAATGAAGAAGGTGACATGCAGCAATGTGAAGGCGATGGGTGTGAAGTTATGTTTACATCCAATAGCCATAATCAAAAATATGCAGATCCTAAATGTCGAAAGGAGCAGGAGTACAATATAGTTTGTAGTCATCGTCGTGAATTAAACGATTTTGGCGTTCCGAATAACCCTATGGATGATTTAAGAATTACAGATGAGGTAGAATTAAAACTTGCTTATACTAAGCTAGTTCAAGAATACGAAAAGGTTAAAACTAAAAAGGTAGATCTGTCGGCTGCGGTATATCGTGCAGTTTCGGATCAGGCAGATAAGTATCAGGTGCCATCAACACCTTCGCCTGTAAGTGATAGGCGAACTAAAGGTGAAGAGGTGGCCGTAGCAGTTTTATCAGATTGGCAATTGGCTAAGGTAACACCTGATTATAATTCTTTGATTTGTGAAGAGCGAATCAACAAATATGCCGATAAAGTTGTTCATCTGACTGAGATACAAAGAGCTGATCACCCTGTGAAAGATATTCATGTTTGGGTGCTTGGCGATATTGTTGAGGGGGAGTTGATATTCCCGGGTCAGAGTTTTCTTATTGATGGTGGCTTGTATCGTCAGGTCACTATTGATGGACCTAGAATTATGACATCATTTTTTGATAAGATGTTGGCTAATTTTAGGAATGTCACTGTAACCGCTGTCATTGGTAATCATGGCGCTATTGGCGGTAGGCAGAGAAGAGATCATGATCCTGAAACTAATGCAGATAGAATGCTGTACAGGATCATGGACCTCGTTTACAAGAATGAAGAAAGGATTACTTTTGACATTCCTGATGGACGAGGTGAAGGTAACTGGTATGCTATTGATAGAATTGGTGAGTATAGTTGCTTGCTGTGTCATGGCGATCAGTTTAGAAGCTTTTCATCCTTCCACCCATTTCAGAAAAAGATATTTGGGTGGAAAGTTGGGGCTATCTCTGAGGACTTTAAAGATGTTATGCTTGGACATTGGCATACGCCAACTAAGATGACATTCAATACAGTCCAATGTAGAATTTCAGGTAGTCCTGAGTCTACTAATGAATATGCTATTGAAACACTAGCAGCAGTAGGCAGACCATCACAGCACTTGCAATTTGTGCATCCAGAAATGGGCATTGTGACGGCTGAATATACATGCTGGCTAGAAGATTAGGAGGATAATAATATGAGTTTATATAAAGATATTTTAGAGCGGGCAATTTGGACCGCTGCACAGGCCTTTTTGGCTGTGTTTACGGTTGGCGACTTATCATCAAGTAAGGCTGCTGGTGTCGCTGCGATGGGTGCTGCTATTTCGGCTGTTAAGAGTATTGTAGCCAGCAAAATGGGCGACCCGTCTAACGCTTCAATGGTAAGTTAATGACTAAAAAACCACAGATTAAAGTACATATCAATTGTCCTAATTGTAGGGGTAAGGTTATGGAAGGGCAACGTTTTAGAAGTACAATAGAGTTGTCGTGTTTGGTATGTGGTTGGAGAGTAGAACCATTTATAGAAAAATGGGAGCAAGACAAAGAAAGAGTATACAACAAATTGATCAATGAGCGAAATAGATAGAATAACTAATCAAATTAATGTCCAAGTAAAGGGCTTTTATATTGATAGAGATGTAGTTGTTAAGGCTATTCGATATCTTAAACGAGATGGAAAAGTATTATTCAAGCGTCTTGATACAGGTGAAGAATATCTTGAGGACTACAAAGGTTCAGCTTTATTTCGTAAGCGTATATTCATAATTGGAGAAGTGGCAAAAATGGTTGGCAGGACAGTAGGCACCATAAGGAAGTGTGAAACTTCTGGCCTACTGCCTGCCGCCAGCCGCTTTGAATATAGTAACAACAACTACCGATACTATACTTTTGATGATGTTAGAAACATAGAGTCTTTTTTTAATTCTAGAAAGGTCGGCAGACCGTTGAAGGATCGTGTATACTCACGTAAAGACCTGAGCAACAAGCTCAGAGAAGCTAAGAAGGGAATATCATGAATAACATTGAAGATAATCATGTTTGGGTATCGATTGGGATTACTAAGAATTTAGGAAACTATGAGTCAATGCGTTTAGATGCTGGTGCTAAAATCGCCGGCGACCCGCAGGATGACAATTTGTGGAATAAATTATGGGAAACCGTTGATGCGCAGCTTGAAGCAAAACTTGCGGAGATAGATAAAGGTAATGCTGGATGAACGTGATGCATTCGAGAATTGGCAACTATCTGCTTTGTGCAGGGATCATAGCCACCCTCATTGGTGGACTAGCGATTCTGTGGTTGAAGTTGAAAGTGCCAAAGCCGTTTGTATGGAGTGTTCAGTAAGAGTCCCATGTATGATAAGCGCTGTCACCGATTCAGAAACTTCGCTGGTATCCTTACCAGCGGTGGGTGTGTATGCGGGAATGTCAAGATTAGACATGTTGATGAGTGCTTGGAAAAGGATAAATGATGTCTCAGAGTCAAACTGGTGCGGACCTGATAAAGTTGTTGAGACAGTTATCAAGCGAAACCGGTAAGTTCTTTCTTCCAGATTTAGGAAGAGAAGAAGCGGTAGCGGATAGCTTGATGGATGCCTATAGGTATGATGATTTAGCAGCGTGCGCTAACGAATATATAAAAAAGTGTGGTAGCCCTGTGTTGGTATTTAGTTTCGCTATGGAAGTACCATCGATAATACAGAAAGCTATTACAGAAAGGGAGTCACGAGAAAAGTTTCGTTCGATTGTTAAAAAGACAAAAGAGAGAATGGATCAGCGAAAGTGAATTATGAAGTTAAATTACTAAATGCAGTATTAGATTCGGGAGACTATATTTCATGTCAGAATGAAAATATAGGTAGGGTCTTCATTAATTATAAGGATGTATGGTCCTTTATCTCGAGTCATTACGATAAGCATAGCAAGATACCGGCTAAAGCAGAGATAAAGGCTCACTTTCCCGATTTTGAGTATCTTACAACAACTGAGCCTTTGGGTTACTACATTGAACAGGCTAGAGCGGAGTCTATGTCTGTTCAGACAAGAGAGTTGATTGTCAATACGCATGATATGCTTAAGAACGGCGGTCCTAAGACCGCTTTAAACTTTTTACTATCCAATGCTAATAAATTGGTTAAAGAAAGTACAAATCTAAAGGATACTGATCTGGTTGGTGAATGGAGAGATAGGGCTGATGAGTTAAAGGTTAGATCTGAGAGCGACAATCATGGTATCGTTGGTGTACCTAGCGGTATATCTGTTATTGATGCCGAGTTTGGTGGTTGGCAGGCAGGTGACTTTGTGATTCTGCTTGGCTGGACAGGCGTTGGTAAGAGTTTTGTTGCTCGTCTGTTTGCTGTTAATGCTTGGCTTGCTGGTTATCGCCCAATGATTATTTCATTGGAGATGAACAAGGAGCAGGAAGCTCAGAGAATTGATACCCTGCTGAATAAGGGTAGGGGATTCTTTACCCATTCTGAACTAATTAGGCCGGATGCAGAGGTTGTGGATTCGTACAAGAAGTGGGCTGAGGATACTTTCACTGATATGCATCCTTTCTATCTGATTACTTCTGAAGGCTTAGAGGTTGCAGATCAGCATTTAGTTCAGGCTAAGATAGATCAGTATAGTCCGGATTTAGTGATTTTGGATTATCATGGTTTGTTTGATGATGCTAGTGGTGCTAAGTCTGAAACTGAGAAGGCTAAGAATCTGTCTAAGGCTTTCAAGCGCATAGCGGTTAAGAACAATGTTGCTATTATCGATGTGGCTGCTGTTACTATGCAGGATGGCCACTCTGAGCGTCCACCTGAGTTGGAGGAAGTTGCTTGGAGTAAGCAGTTGGCATATGATGCAGACTTGGTTCTGTCCCTTCATAGGGAGATGGACTCTAGTATATTCCAGGTGGTGAGTAGAAAAGTACGTCGTTCGACTCATTTTGGGTTCTATTTGAATTGGGATTTGAACACTGGTGAGTGG